AAGTAAAAAAATTAATATTTTCTATTTGCTGAAATTTTAAAATACTTTTTTGCTTTTCTTCAATCGAATCAATAATTATAGCACAATTAATTTTCATTTTTTTAAGCATGCGGACTATATTTTAAATATGAGTAATCACTATCTTGATAACAAATATCTTGAAACAAATATAATAGAGTTTCAAAAAGCAAAGAAGCTAAAGAAAAAATACGAACTTTTAAAAGAAGATATAGAATTTAATAAAAATAATACAGAAGGCAATCCCACTATCAGTCTAGATGAAAATAAAATTATAGAAAATGAAAAAATGCTCAAACAAAGTCAAGATAATTTAGCAAAAGAATTTTTTACACTGTCAGAAAATATTGTTAGATTTAGAAATTTTCAGAAAATTGATTATGATGACGCAGTACAAGAAGGTGTATTTATCTGCTTCTCTAAAATAGAACGATTCGATCCAACCAGAGGAAGCAAAGCTTTTAACTTCCTGACAACTTGCCTAATACATCACCTAAGACAAATTTATCGTTCAAATAAAAACTTCGACGAACTTAAGAAAAGATACCAAGAATACTATACAGCAAAAATGAATAGAGAAATGCCAAGCAGAAGAATTTAATAAATTCATTTTTTATACCAAAGCACTTACTCAATTAGTGTTGGATATTTTGTTTTTGGAGAATGTCGATGAAGAACAGATTCTTAGAAGGCATAGAAAATACCGAACTTCTCCAAATTCTTGAAAGCAGTTATCTAAAAGAAAAAATTGGTCTGCTACTTTCAAACGAAAACTTAGTTTATACAAAAAAAGGTCGCCTCAATAAATCGGGCGCTTGTAGAATCCTAAACATGAAAACTAAAGAACTCGAAACTTTTTTAGTAGAATGTAGAAAAGTTTTAGAAGTAGATCAATTCCTCGAACCTGATGAGTATGCATCTCTAGATGCAGAAGACTAAGGAAACATATAAGATTGAACAAGTGCGTTCATCTCATCACTACAACTCTCCCAATAGGCTCTATCATAACGCAAAGTAAGATTGACTTTCATTACATCATTTCCGGTCATGTCTGTTTCCCCAAATTCAACGTCAGTGGGGAAAGCATGCATGTATGTCCATGCTTCTATCGCATTACCACATCCATCAAGCATGAATATTTGGATCGTTCTTTTGAACGTCTGGCTTTCATCAAGAGAACCACCAGCTAAACTTGTTGCGTTAAGACTGCCTTTATATTGAACAGAAATATTAGAATTTGAAGAACTTCTTCCACCTGTATTAAAATCTTCAATATGATAGACACCATAAAGTGATCTTATCCAATCCCATGCAGGATTACCATTAGCAACATCATATAAAGTTACTTTTAAAGGCTTCCAATCAGGTCTACCAGCAAAATATATTGTTTCTATTAAGTGAGGAACTTCAACCTCTTTAAAAGAAATATTAGGTCTGGCAGATTTTTCTTCTACCAAAGCTTTACTAATAGCCCTTTGACCCGTTAACGTATGAGTAATTCCGGGTATGTACATGATAAAACGGTTTTGCCTCTTAAATAAAACTTGAGAGGCAAAACCGATACCCATATTAGCCATATTTTAAACCCAATATGTGAAAATCAACCGCCGAAACCAGCGCCAGCTACATCACAGACACCGACGGTACATTCTTCTGGCGTAGATGTTGCACAATAATTATAATACTTAGCATAACTGTATCTCAAGCTTAACTCAATATTACACTCATCAGATGAAGAGTAATCTAAGTCGCCAAAGTTGATACTCTTTGGCCAGCAGTTAATAAGTTCCCACTGTTCAAGAGCGTAGCCGCAACCATCAAGCAAAGTTAATCTACCAGTTCCAGCGTATCCGCTACCATCAGCTCTAGTTGCATAACTTCTTTGAGTAGCAGAAATTTGTGGACTCGAAGTTGCAACCAGTGAACCCGGATCAGATGTGAAGTTATAAACTCTATTTACCCACTTTAGCAAATTTCCTACTGTTGGATCATCTTTAACGGCAACATCATAGTAAGTAAAGCTAATTTCATTAAAAGTAGCTTTACCGGGAATCCATGTTTTACCATTAAGGAAGTTGATTTCTGTTTCATCAATGTCAACTTGTGGTCTGTTGCCAGTTTTAACAAATGATCCAGATATATTGATAGTGCTTCCGGGTCCGCCTATTTTTTCAACAGCAAAAATCCAACGATACTTTCTTTTAAATGCAACATCTCCTAATTTTCCTATACCCATGTTCGTAATCGTAGTTGCCATATTGCCTCCTAAAATTTATTGTTTAAAATTAATTATCATGCTAATTCTCTAACTAAGTTAAATTCAATGAATATGAATTCTATAGCATAAGTTGGCACAATACCAATTCTTGCTCTTAGTTCATTTCTGGAAATAACATCTGTAGTATTAAGTTCTTCGTCACACTTAATTACAAAATTTGTAATTCCATCATTTTGCTGTAATGTTGCTAATACAGAGGCGCATGCACTTGTAAAAGAAGTTCTTGTTCCAGCTGTATTTGGTTCAAACAAAAAGGTTCTACCAATATTTTTAATTGATTTTTCGACATAGAACAACATTCTACGAACATTGACTCTATCGAGAGCAGTTGGTGTTCTCTGTAGTGTCTTCTGACCCCAGATTACGAATCCAGTGATATCAGGATAAGTGATGATTGGATTGATAGCATTGCTGTTACCATACATCAAATCTCTCTCTTCAAGAGTTGGTCTGGTGAAGACGTTATTGATATTAGGAACAACGCCTCTCTTCAAACCTGCTGGAGCAAGCCAAGGACCACCGAAAGTATCACTCTGGCAGTAAGCTGCCATAACTGAACCAGATGGTGGAACCCAAACAGGAATATTGTTGAATACATCAGTCTGTTCTACCCAAGGATAATAAAGAGCAGCGAAGTCTGTATTAAGTTGAGTATTGTTGAGTGGATGAACACCGTTCTGCCATTGAATAATTTCGTTAACAGTAAGACCAAAAGGAGGATCAATGATTGCTAAACAGTCTTGACGCAATTCACAGACATCAATTAGAGCCTGAACAACTGATGTTGAGCTACGTCCGGGTGTTGCAAGAAGATCGATTACAACCTGTTCTGGTTCAGAGAATGCATAAAGACCAGTTCCAGCGGTTGCATTACCCTTGATGAGATCATCCTGAGCATCTGGATCAACTGGAATACCATCAGTACCACCTGATAATTGAATACCAGCAGCGCCTGTATTTGCAGGAGGAGCAGACAATGCAGTGTTATCAGTAACTCTGATGAATGAACTTTGTGAGTTAATATATGTTGCAACGTAGAAAGAAGAGGTCTGATTCTTGGTCAAATTACCCCAAGCTTCAACTTGTGCGCCATTATTAAACACTTTGAATGCGAATGTGCCATCGCTAGAATTGTTGGAAATTTGAACAACAGTTTCATTTCCTTCAATGCCGGGGCTGTCAGCATAAATGGTAAAGCTGTAAGCACCAGATGATGCAGAAGATCCTCTTACAATACCTGCTTCATCTGTCATGCCATCATCAGTTGTTTGAACAGGAGATAAGCCAAGCTCTGTAGCATTTGACAATCCAAAGATAACATCAAGTGTGCTGTCGGTTTTAACAACAAGTCTACTTCCTGAACCGTAAGCTAATGTTCTAAGGATTATGTGGTCTGCGCCATCATCATCAGCTTCAAAGCCACCGAGAGGAGAAGCGATTTGATTGTTAATTTCGGTTACAACTTGAGCTGTTGTATAAGTTCCACCAGCAAGAGCTGAAAGGTCAATAACTTGAACAACATCATCGATATTAACATTTCCTGTGCCGCTGATAACAACTTGTAGTGCTGTTGAAAGAATAGTTGCTGATAAGCCAGAGAAATTCCAATCACCAACTGAAGTGTAGATATCGTCAGGGTATTTGTTTTCAGTACCGAGAAGTTCAGCTTGTGTCATGGATGTTCCCATGCCAACAATGCTCATTGCTCCGCCATAGATACTATCTTGATGAGATAAAAGTTCAATTGTTGAACTTGTTCCGTAAGCCCAAACAGACTTGAGACCTAAAGTATCAGAACTTGTAATATAAAATTCAATACCATCAATAGCAGGATTAAGCTGATCATTAAGAACTTCTACAAGTTCAGTTATTGTGTAGTCGGTTGGATAATCAGGATTTGTTATAGCATTATTCTCTTTAACTGTAAGAATTTTGCTAGCACGAACACCGTTTAGTCTCCAGCTAAAATATTGATCGTTTGTAAATGTGAAAGGACCAGTAACTGATCCAAGAATTTCAATTAAGCCACCAGTTGCAGGAGCAATAGCTCCTGCTGTGATTGCCTGATAAGCACTTGTTGGATCGGTATCAGCAACTCTGGTTACGATGAGTTCGCTAGAAACTCTTAGAATCTGTTGTGCTGCATAGATTAGATAAGGATCACCAGTATCTGGGTGAGGATTGCCAAACTTGGAAACCAAGTCGGTAAGACTGGTTACTGAGGTTGGTGTATTGATTGGACCTTTACTCGCAAAACCTACAAGACCAATACTATGGAAGCTTGTGGTTGGAGAAATGAAAGTCAAATCATTCTCTGTAATTCTTACAGATGGGCTAATCGTGTTGCTAGCAGGGAATCCTCGTAAGTTTGCCATTTTACTTTTCTCCTTCAATCAAAATATTATTCGATATATATCTAGTCTTTATCAGACCCATTTTTTCTACTCTTTCTATATATGCAGTAGACCTCTCATCTTCTAAATTATAAATATTTTTTTTTGATCCCAATCCGGGAATGTTAAGAGTTGTAAAAGAATTTGACTTTTTCCTACTCTTAATTATAATTTGAACTGGATGCTTTTTCAAGTTTGTAATTTCAATCATAAAATTGGTGCCGTTTCCTCTATTTTTGCTAGAACCTCTGTTATTGTTGCTTCGTCTACTGAGTCAACAAGATCTGCCTTTACCACTTTAATCAAAGAATCGTATTGTTTAACTGGTAGTGGCACATATGTTTGAGCAGTTAGTCCGAATTGAAATTTTATTACTCTTAAAGCTTGATCTCCGGGTTCGGTTTCAAGGTTATTAGCAATAGAATCCAATTTAACAATGACTTCTTGCAAAACGCCTCTAACTTTTATGTATGCTACAAGACTAAATTTTGTAACAATTTGTTCTAATATTTGATTCATATCTTCAAGTTGCATTGTCCAAGCATACATTGTGTAAGATACATTGATTGGAATTCCTCTTGAAACTCCAAATAATGTTTCTCTATTTTGGTATTTTGGCGCTTTAATTGGTGAAGATCCAGTATAAGCTTCAATGTATCTTACTGCTTGATGATATGTGTATCTTGCTGTGTCTAATTCATATCCTGTTGAACTAATTGCAAGCATAGGAAGCTTGATTCTATCAACAACAAGTGTTTCATCTTTTCTTACATTTTGTTGAAGGATTGCAGCAACTGCTCTTTCTTGTGTTGCCCAAATGATTGGAATATTATGAGCTTTTCCTTCTTCATCAATGACGACAATATTTCTGAACAGATCCATTACAGCTTCGTCAGTTCCTCTTAATGCTTTTGAGTATCTGTATACTATGTTTTGATCTATTTGTTCTGCTGGATCATTAACAATTTTGCCAGCTTGCATTGGATCGCAGTTATTTGCTGCGCCGTTGCCAAGATTTTGAACTAAGTTATCATTAAGCCAATCGGCTGCGCCTTGTTCGCCGATATTATTTTGATTATCTGGTGGAACGTGACAATCCATACCGGGAGGTGGATCAGTATTATTTGATCTGCCTAAAATGCTTAGATCTGGGCAGGGGTTAATCTGATTCTCGTAGTGATTTGGATTTGGACCTATTGGAAGCATAATTTTATATAGTGGTTTCTCTTGATTTTACCTTGTTTTTAACTATAATAATTGCATGGACAAGAAACTCAAAGTGCTTTATCGAAATTACGGTTCCAGTATTGGACCCCGTAAAATCAAGATAGAAATCCCCGGTTTTGCTGGGGAGTCTAACGATCATACCAATGGCAGTAAAGCGCAGCCATTTCATTGTTTACCATTTGTAGATGCAAGTACATACGCATTGGAATTAATATATCACTTTGATACGACAACGATAGTAAAGAATGTTGGTGGAAAGATTATATTTGATGGAGATTGGTCAAAAGAAAAATTAAATGTAAAGTATTCAACAATTCCGCCGTTTGGATTATTTGCAGAAGGTCATTATGGATTCACATCAAGTTTAGACATTCAGCCGCCGCCGGGATATATAATCAGAGTTGAACCACATCCAAGTTTTTATACAGATCCTACTTGGTCAACTCCATGTGCTGTTCCGGGTCATATTCAAGGAGAATTTTGGAGCAGTATTTTCTTTGTTGTATTTAAATCACCATTAGAAGGACAACAACAAATATTTCAGAAGGGTAAGCCTTATGCACAAATATTTATTCTTCCTAAAAAAGTTGAATATAATGTTGAAGAAATGTCTCCTGAAATTAGAAAGAAGCGAGAGAAAAGAAACGATATAGTTTTTAATAACAGAAGAAAAGTTGCCAAACATGTATGGAAAGATAATTTAAATCAAGAATTTGATGATAAGTACAAACAACTTAAGATGATATTTGAGAAAAAAGGAATTGAAGGTGTTGATGAATTTCTAGAAAAAATTGTAGCTTGCCCTGTTGTTAAGAGCAAGCTACGATATAAACTTGTAAATTTTAAGAAACTGAATAAGAAAAAGTAATTTATTACATTCCGCCGTAGCCGCCACCCATTCCAGTGCCGCTACCGCCGCCTTGACCGCCGCCGCCCATTCCGGCACCCATACCGCCGCCCATACCACCCATGCCACCACCAAAGCCGCCACTCATATCACCAGAGCCTTGATCTGCGCCGCCTGCTCCTGCGCCGCCACTCATATCACCACCTGTTGGTGGTGCGCTTACATTTGGAGCGCCTTCAGGAGAACCTTCTTCTCCGCCTTCTTCTTCTCCACCCTCTTCTTCTCCCTCTTCTCCTTCTTCATCTTCTCCAGAAATACTCTTAACAAGATTATCGAGTTGATTTAAAAGGTCTTCAATTTGTCCACCCTTGTCTTCATCTTGACTCTTGAAATTTTCAATTTGATTTTTAAGAGTTTCAATAGCTGACTTAGTGCTCTCTGTATCTGATCCACCTTCGCTTGGTGCAACATTTGATTCATCGGTGTCTGCTGGCGCATCACCTTCTTGACCTTGTTGATTTTGGAAAGTATTCATTTGATCTTGTGGGATCTGTGCTTGTGCAGAAAAATCTGCTTGACCACCAGCAGAAGGAGCGCCAGCATTGCCGCCACCCATGGGGTTAGGATTTTGCATCATGCCGGGACCGGGCATACCGCCTGCATCCTGTTCTTTAAAAACCCTTTTGTTTTCAAGAATTCTGTACATCTCATAAAAAGTCTTCATGTTTACTCCTAAACTATCTTAAAATCAGCGTTTTCAGTCTTTCCAACAGATGAACCACTAACAGTATCTTCTTGGAATCTCTGACAAATAAGTTGTAGTCTCAATGCATTATATAGTTTAAACTCACCTAATTTTCTTTCAATAATGACCCAATCTTCATTTAAAAATGGAGTCTTGACTCTACTACCTATTTTAGGTGGGTGACCAAGATCCCTTAAAACTGCACGATAGTTCAAATCAAATGTCATTTCATCAGGTGAATCTATACCAAAAGCAGTTTGCATATTTTGGGAAGGAATTGGTTCGTATACACACCATAGTTGTATAGGATTTTGACTATAAATTTTTGCTCTTGATTCAACATAAAGAGGATCAATATTATTTGCATCTATGAAAAGTTCATAATAGAACAATGGTGATCCGCCCAGACGGATTGTTTCTTCATCATAAAGATCAAACAAGCTTCTTTCTGGCAATCCATCATCGAATTGCTGCAAGCTTCCTGTGGGACAATATGGTTTTCCATCTGGTTTATATATTGTCATTTTTTCCTTAAGTACAACTGTTAAGAGAAATTTGTGCTGTAATCAGGATCTGTCCACCACTTCCGGGCAATTGAAAAGGAGCAGCGGTAAATCTTTCAATCCATAGTAAATCACCACCGACATTTGTAATGTAATATCCAAAAACAGTTGCTGCTGCTGTTATATTAAATGTTTGTTCTGGATAACTTGCAGTGGTAACACCAGAAGTTGTTGCAACTGTCCAAGTTGCTGCTGTTAGAGTGATGGCTGCATATCCAGTAGAAGTAACTTCTGTTATATCGCCTAATACAGTAGTTGAACTTGGTGTTAAGTTGTTCGAATAAAGATGCAACACAGTATTTGTTGGTGCTACCTTATTAAGCATATTGCTTAAAAGAACTACTTCGCCAACATCTGGAATTACTAATGCCATGAAAAACTCCTAGTTAATTCGATCTATATATATTTAGATGGTAATTCACAAAAAAGATGGAAGTGTTTTTAAATTAAATGGACCTAATGAAATTATGTTCACACAGGAATCGTGGAGTGCCTTCAAAACACACAATTTATCAAACTTATCAAATTGCAAAATGGAATCAAATATTCCTCATGTTATTTTAGGAAAGAAGAAAATTGTTGAAGAAAATAAGGTAATTGAACCAATTAAAGAAGAAATTGTTGAAGAAGAAATTGTTATTGAAGAAACTCTTGAAGAAATTGTCGTTGAAGAAGTTGTTGAAGATAAAAAGAAAACAAATGAATTTGATAATTTTAAAAAAACTATTATGCATTGTGCTTTAGCAAAGAAAATAGAAGTGAAAGATGATTTGTATGGTGAAACTGCATTAAAGGTAAAATTTATTGATAAATTTACATTTGAATCTATAGTTATGAATAAAAATGATTTTGTACTTATATTTTGGACAAAACTAGATAATTTGACAATTGGATCTGTGTTATATCCACAAGATGATTCAAAAAGATGGTGGGAAGTGAGAGAAATTGAGGATGTTCCCGGTGGTCACAAGATTACTTGTTGTATCACCAGAAACACCCCTGCTTTTTAAGTTATTGCTTTATCCATCATCTCACCTATTGCTGCTCGAACAGCAGCAGCATCAGCATCTTTACCAAATCTCTTTCTCATTGTTCCAGAAACTCCTAAATTCTTTTTATATAATACAGAACTTACATTACTCATTAAACTTCTCAAGGTTTGTGAAATGATAGTTTGTGCAAGTCTTGGCGCTATTGGACGAGTTAAATTAAAAAGTCTTAAATTCCTTAAAGCTTTATCTTTTATTAGATTTTTAAAAGCTAAATATGTTGTTGGCGATATGATTTCTTCTTCAGGATCATAAAATGTTTTCAAGAAAATGTTAAATCTTCCCTTATAATTTTCTCTTACGAATTTTTTAACAAGTTCATCAAATAAATCATCATCACCCATTACAAGCATAAGATTTTCTAAATTTTGATTTAAATCTTCTCTACCCGGTCCTGCTTCATATTCAGATGATTTATTTGGGTATACACCTCCCGCCAATGTTCTATCTCTTTTGTCCAAATCTTCTGGAACATCTCTTTCATTATCAAATTGATAAAATATTGGTTTTCTTTTTCGCTTTGCAGCAGGTTGTTCTATATCTCTTGGATCATAATGATGTCCAACTCTACGAGTTGCTTCCAAATTTCTGATCAGATCTCTTAATCTTTGAACTTCTTCTAGATCTTCTTTTGATTCTGCGTCTGCAACTTTTTTTTGTAATTTTTCTATTGTTTGATTAATATTAAAAAGTATTTTACCCGGAAGCAATTCTGGCATCGTTTGACCGGGATGATGAGGATTAGCTACTGTAGGATGTCTTAACTTTGAGAAAGACATTGTATCAAAGTCTTCACCATGATAATTTTGTATTGGATATGTGATTAAATCTATATCAATTAAAGCCCTAATTAATTGTTCTTCGAATTTTGCACTGTGTTCAGCATGTTGAACAATATGTAATAAATTGTCAAATGTCATTTTATATGGAGTTCTTATATTAAGCGGTGCTGCTCTTAACTCATCAGCAAATGTTCCACGATTTGCTGATAAATATGAATAACTATCAGTGCTTGGATTTTTAAGTTGAAATTTTTTCTTTAAAAGGGTTACATCTTCTGGTGCAAGTTCTTCCTTAATAAATTTTTCTTCTAGTTCTTTTATGTATTTTGTATATTTATTGTATAATGGCGTTCTATAAATATCTTCTTCTATTTCTTTTTCTGTAGCTTCAGCGTTTGGAGCATATGTAGTTTTTACTCTTCGTCTATGTGCTTCTGGATCGGGGATAGTATTCGGCGCATGTAAGAGTCCTTGCGAGGCATATGTTACCCAAGATTGTAAATTGTTTGAAATTTGTTTTACTTGTGGACAAGTAAAACCAATAGTGTACCAGTTACCAACTGGATTTTCAGGATCGAAATTTCTAATTTTGCTTAAATCAAAACCAACTGCACTTGATCCTTTTGGTCCTTCCAGTCTATCAACTAATTCTCTAATATAATTATTTTTTATTGTTACAGATGTGCTTTGTTTTTTAACAACGAAACTATATTCTGTTCTTGGATAATTGATGTTCATCCAAGCTCCACCACCATCTGGTCTTTGTGCCAATTCACTATCAATAAAGTTTTTTGCATTATTATATGCACTTTCTCTGATTCTTGTTACTTCTTCAGGCTGATTGCCTTTGTAAGTCAATCCTTGATATATTCCGTCTGCTGCATCTTGTATTGTTTCGTAATAACCTTTACTGAATCCTTTAATTTTTTTCTTTCTAGCTTCTTCTCTCTGCGTAAGTGCTGCGGGTAAATCAAGTCCATATCGCTCTTCAATAGCTCTTGCCCATACAGATTGTGGAAATTGATGTAGAAAATCCATATCATCGTTTCCGAACAGATGAAAGTCGTGACTTACATGTCCAGAAAAGTATTCACTAAAAAGTTTCATTCATGTTCCTCAATTTGACTGTTACTTTATATATATAAACATGTCATATTCTTGTGCTTCAAATACTATGTATTTTCCCCGTCCAAGTGCGGAGTCGCAAAATTGTAGTACTAATAATTTTAATCTTGGGGTTTCTGATCCCCTTGATATTGCTCAATTGTCACCAAGACCAAACAGAACAAAAGTAAAAGCACAAATTAGAGATTATATTCTTTTGATGCTTGGTGCTCCAGTAGTTACAATTGAATTAGATAGTCAACAACTTGATGCTGCTGTTGATTTATCTCTTCAGATTTATGAAGAATATGCACCAAGAGAATTCTTTAAATACCATGTGTTCCAGACAATTCCCGGTAAAAGCATTTACACAATGCCTCCAGATATTGGTTATGTAAGAAATGTTTTTTACAAACAAATGGCAACATTTAGTTTTAGTTCTTCTGACCTTGGTGGAGCTATTCCTATTGAATATTTTTATCCGGGTGGAGCATATGCTTCTATTACAGGTGGTATGATTGATAGTGTGACTCCAATTTGGGGTCGAGTTGGAGAATGGAGTCTTTACAAAGAATATGAAAGAACTTATGCTCGTAGTGCAAGTAATTTAGGTGGTTGGGAATGGCTTGGTGGTTATCAAAATATTAAATTATATCCAATTCCGAGAGCACCAACTGCTGTTATTGTTCATTATTTGCAAAAAAACAATGATTGGCAGAGAGTTAATCAGGCTATGCAAGAAGGTGCTTTAGCGCATGCAAAGATTATGTTAGGAAGAATTAGAGGCAAGTATACAACATTGCCCGGTGCTCAGGGTGGAGTTCAGTTAGATGGAGCTACTTTGTTGACAGAGGGGATTCAAGAAAAGAAGGATTGGGAAGAAAGATTGATTACCAGATATGGCGACATTCCTTTCATTTCAATGGGATAATATATGAAAACATTCAAAGAATATGTCGAATTAAGAGAAGCAAATTTGCTTCAGCAAGGAAAAGGTTGGCTTGGTGGACTTGCTACATCTGCTGGTAAATTTGCAGCTTCATTTATTCCGGGCGCAGACGCAGCAAGTGCAGCTGTGGATATGGCTACACAAATATATAATGTCAAGAAGCAAAAAGGAAAAGTAAATGAATTAATTAGAAAAGCAGCATCTTTACCAGATAATAGTAGAGCATCTGTAAAGAATGGAGATATTTTTGATATTTCAGATCCTTTGTGGAATACAGTTAATCAAAAATCTCAAGATGAAATTATAAATGTTGTTGATAAGAATTTAGAGAAATATATAGCAGCTAATCAAATGCCTAGTTCTAGTTTTGCTGACATGCTTGCTCACAAGTATGTTATTGGTAAATTACCAAGAGCAACATCTAAAATAGTTCCTGTACAAGGACAAGCAGCGCCACAACAAGGACAACCAGCACCACAACCACAACAAGCTGCACCACAACAAGGACAGCAACGTCAAGCTGCACCACAACAAGGACAACAACGTCAAGCTGCACCACAACAAGGACAGCAACGTCAAGCTGCACCACAACAACCATTGCCTGTTGCTCAAGCTCGTCCTTCTAGACCGGGTGAAAACTATCCACAGGGTCTTCCTGTTCGTCGTTAAAAATATTTAGCATTAAAGATAAATAACAATATGATCAATTATAATGAGTTTATAAAAGCATTGAATGAAGGCTCACAGAATATGAGATATTCTGTTGAGGTTAATTTCGATACACCTAAAGAAGATTGTTTAGTTTCTTATGCAAAAATAGTTCTTGGTTATGTTAGTGCAGCAATGAAGAAGATGAATTATCATGTTAAGCTTGTGTTTTCACATAAGCCATTAAGATTGATTGTTGCTTCTAGAAATTGGGATGATGGGGAATGGGTTGGGATGATTTCTTACAATGAAGAAAAAGATCATTTCACTTTATCAAAAGGTTTTTATAACAAACTTAAGAAAACAGTTGCAGTTCAAGACACTAGCACAATAAGTGATCCCGTAAATGCAAAGATATTATCTTACAAATTACGGGATTTAATGAAAGATTTAGAGGGCAAAAAGGATCGATTTGCCCCCGAATTTAGAAAATTAAGAATCAATCTTTAATAATTTTAATATTGGAGCAAGGACTTTCGACTAGAAGAACTTCATCTAGATGTTCTTGTTCGCCTTCCTTAAGGATCTTCTTCTTGCTGATTTGACCTGCTGCAACGTGTTCAACCTTGCCTTCATTTGTTACGATAGGTGGTTGGTCAAGAATAAGCTTATTTTCCACGATTACCTCTTTCTGCTTATAGGGTCCAATAAAACGAATCATACCAACTTTGACAAATTCGAAAAAATCTTTTTCTGCCAAGAATTGTCCTCTTGGCTTAATCATTTCCAGACCCTTATAAGCAGGTCTAGAAAGTTTTAAATCATAGTTGTGATGATTTTCAAAAAGAAACAGTTCTGGGATGTTCATAACTATATTATAGTAATGAATAATAAAAAAATGCCAAACTGGTATGAAATATATCCTCAAGGAACACCTGAAGGGGAAGAAGAAAAGAAATTTTTCTTATCTTTGATTAGGAATAAAAAATATAAAAATTGGCGTAGCGTGTCTGCTATTTCAAAAGAATCAGGATTGACAGAAGAAAAAATTGAACAAATTATATTCAAATACCATAAAATTGGACTTATAATTCAAAGCCCCGCTAACTCAGAGTTCTGGGGTTATTATTACAATAATTTAGAAGATGTTAAAGAAGATCCAATTTCTGTAATCGAAGAAGAAAGAAAAAAAATTCTTAAAAAAGCTAAAAATCCTTAAAGCTTGAAGTTTGGATTAAATTTATAGTCACTAAAATCAAGAACATCATTGTTATCATTATTTGGTTTTTTTACTGGAGCTGAAGATTGTTGCGCTGGATTTGAAGTTGGTTTTTTGTAACTTTGTTGTCTTTTTAAATAATCAGCGTGTGTTTCACCCGGAAGCGCCCTAAATATGGATGTTTTTTCAGCAGTAGCTGGTTGTGCAGTAGTTGGTTGTGCAGTAGTTGGTGTCAAAAGTTTGTTTGCTAATTGATATTCAAGAAAATCTATGGCTCCTTTATTATATCTGCCATATTTTATTGCGTATTCGTATAACTTAACTAAAGATCCGAGTCTATCTAAAACAAGTTGTTCTTCACTTTGTTCAAGTGAAGAAGATTTTTTTAGATTGTTAAGTTTTTCTTGTAAAATTTTTGATAATACGTTAAATCTTTGTTTAATTTTTTCTAATTCTACAGGAGGCAATGCTGTCTTTATTTTTTCCGGTTGTTGATCAATATTTTTCCATTCTATTTCATCTTTGTTATCGCTTTTCAAATAACCTATTCTTTTTATTCTTACTAGACTTTCTGGATTATAAATAATAATCCAAGGTTGAGATGACTTGCCACCACCAGTAATTACCCCATTAATAAATTTATCTAGATGTAATTCTTGAAAACCGTCAAAACCAGTGTCTACACCCCACTCCCGTCCTTGCCTTTTAAAACCAATACTTTCAAAAGGATAATTTGGAGCTATTTTGTTCAACTGTTCATTCCATGGAACATGTTTTTCACCGTATAAAGAATGTATTGCATTTTTAACATTTTCGTTCCAATTTAACATTTCATTAAGAGCAATAAATCTTTCTGGATTTATTTCAACTTCTAAAATAGGATTATATTTTTTTTCTGTGCTATTTGGTGATGCTACTGCTTGCGAATATTCAATAGAGTTTTCTAATGTGCTTGTAAAATACCAACCCGGACCCAGCTTTTTAGCTCCGTATCCTATGTTTAACATTAATGTTGGGTCAAATCCATCCTTAATAATTTTTTCCGCAACTTCTGGGGTCGTTGTGTGCCAACCGAGTAGCGGTTGGTAAGAAGATTCAAGAAATAATTTAAAACTAAAATTAATCATATTATTCCATTCAATCATGATGCGTATAACGGAATTGTCCGTGATCAACTTTATTATCATCTACTTTTGGACCCATCTTAAACAAAGCATCTGAAGCAGTTGGCATAAAGTAACTGGCAGGATAATGGGAACGGATATAGGCATCGGGATAAGCCCAATGCGCTATACCAGTTCTTCTTATGGTTTCAAAAAGTTTCTTATCTCTTGATTCGAGATATTCCATAAACTTCATTACTTGGAATTAACTTTTTTGCCAATTCCCAACTTAAATGCTGCATCAGCTGCTATTGGCATAAAGTAGTTAGAAGGATACTGACCTCTTGCATAAGCATCAGGATAAGCCCAAGTAGCGATACCGCCTCGCTTGGCGTTCTCGTTAACAGTAGGAACCTTCAAGTTATTTTCAGTCGCCCAATCGGTAAATGTTTTCATTTATGTCCTCACAAAAAGTCATCCTTTACTTATTTAGATGTGTGCTCACATTTTTTAATTAAAATGACTAAAAAATGACCAAAAAATCAATACCGATCATTGCGACATCAATTCAAGAAATATCCCAAGAAAACGCATTTGAATCGAGTATCTTATGTAATTGCTGTAAAACAATTTCTCGTATGGTTAATGATTCTGGATTATGTGCGTTTTGTTTTAAAAAAATAGAACAATTTAACAACATCAAGGTTTTTAACTTTAAACCTTGTTATTATCTTTTCATAAAAATTGGCATTCAAAAAACAATAATGGAAGAAATTGAAGCAGAACAAATGAATATTGGCTTGTTTACAAATTATATGGAATACAGTCCAAATAATATGATTTGGTATGTATACAGAGATATAGAACCGAAAGAATTGTTTACTAAAGTTGAAGAAATGTACAATTTGTTTAAACAGACAGGATTGTTTGACAAATCTTTCTATAAACTAAATATTGAAAAAACAAGAAGTTTATTTTTTAATAAAAATAAATTTATTTGCATAGGATTTAATTTTGCAGAACTATCTGATGACAATTATTTATCAGCAAGTTTTTTTGATAAAGAGCGGATTTTCTTGTGATTTTTCTTAAAAGTATGCTATTTTAATTATGCAGATGTTGTTAAGTTTTTTGTTAAAGGAGCGTCAGATGAGCGAAGCTAAGACCAAGAGTGCTACAAAGTCAACCACCAAGACTTCAGTGCCAGCAAATTCCATTCGTTACAAGATTGTAACGAAGCTTTCTGGTGTTAACGAAGTTTATGAGGCAACGGCTGAAATTTCCGGCTTCAAGGCTACAAAAGTTACCCGACAGGATGGCACTACTGCCTTCACTACTCGTTCCGCTCTTACTAAGGCTTGCAAGGATCGTGCAGCTTCCCTCAAGCGTATTCCAATCTTTGATCTTGGTTCTGCAACTGTTGCACCTAGCAAGAAGGCAAAGGCACCAAAGGCTGGTAAGGTTGTTACCTTCTGCTCAACTGGTTGTCCAGTAACGGGCGCATGCTCTTAAGTTAATTGAAATTTAAAAAAAACAAGACCTAATCATAATTTTTAATGATTAGGTCTTGTTTTTTTATTATTATTCATGAATTGTATTCTTACTTAATATATAATATTAAATGGAGGCGATATGGGTTGCGGATGTGGTGGTAAAAAAGGCACAATGCCCAACAGAAACGTAGTTAGAAACACTTCTATACAACAAAATATTGTCAGATCTATTGGAACTGGAGTTACTGAAGCTTTAAATCAACAAATAACAACACCAGTTGGTATGGACAAAAATCGTTTAGAAGTTGAAAAAAAAAGAAGAGAAGCTATTAAAAAGTCTCTAGGAAAAATGATCTAAGTATCTATATACAATAAATTGTATTTTTGGAGAACCAACATGCTCAATTATGAAAAGTGGAAGAAACTCAATGAGAGCTTTATGATGTCATCACCAATTGGTGGCATTACCCATAACAATGGGTTCCTTGCTTATAGTCCTCTCTCTGAAGCCGAAATGGACAGAGATGAAGATGAAGACATGGAAGATGAAGACGAAGTTGATGAAGATGAAGACGATATGGAAGACGATGACGATATGGAAGACGATGACGATATGGAAGATGATGAAGACGATATGGATGATGAAGATGATGACGATATGGAAGACGATGACGATATAGAAGATGATGAAGACGATATGGATGATGAAGATGATGGAGAAATGGAAATTCAAGATGATGCTGGAGAAATTGAAGAAATAGAAGATGGTGATGAATCAGAAGATTCTGATGACGGTGCTGTTCATCATCATCACCACCATTACCATGGTCATGGTGACGATGATGCAGCTAGCGATGATGCAGACGAAGAAGCTGGCAGTGAAATGATGTGCAAGCGTTGCGGTTCTTACATGGCTAACGAAAACCATGATTGTGGTATTGATGAGTGGGCTGCTAGTGTTAAGTCTTTGATTAATCCAGTTATTTTACAGAAGCTTAATGGCAGCATTTTGACTGAAGCATCATTCAAGGGCGCTAAAGTTGATATTGAACCGGGCGAAGTTGGTTCTGTTGGCGCAGTAAAGTCTAAATTAAAAACTTTTCTTGCTGGTATCGAAAATCAAATTGACAGTATGACTGACAAACAAAGATATTCAATTCTTGCCAGTGTTGTTAAAGCGTTGGTTACCAATGCTGAACTTCCTGACTTCTTGAAGTTTATCAGAATGGAAAAGACTTCAATTGTGAAGAGTCAACCAAAAGAAACAGAGGAAAAAATGTATAAAGGTAGAGTCTCTAAGAAGAAAAGTGGTCCATGCAAGAAGTGTTCAACTAGCATGAAATTTATGCCAACAAAATCAGGCAAGTATGCTGGCAAAAAAATGAAAAAGAAATGAGGTAGTGCTTAACTACTTAGCCTCTCATGCAGTTTGCATGGGAGGCTATTTTTTTTGCATCATTGATTTGCTGAACCAAATCATTAGGCATAAAATTAAAAATAAAACCAAGAAGTCTATCAGCTTCAAATTTATTACAATTATTAATTGCATCTTTGATAATATTCACATCATAACCAAAACAATTATATGAAATCTTATCACCAATTGTAACAGTCCAGAATTTTTCCCAAATCTTTTCGATCATTTCATTGTAAACGAAATCAGTTAAAGAATAAACCAATGCTGTATATTCTGGTTTGCCAATCCACCAAGAACTCAAAACTCTATATTCAATTCCATAATTCTTTGGTCTAAAAGATCCAGCTCTACCAAAAACCTTCCTTCTATCAATTTGACTTAAATCATTGTCTATAGCAACAGACGTTAAACCTAAAAATAAGTCAAGCATGTAAACAAACAAAGGTTTAATAATCGGATCAAGCAGAATTTCATCTCCAACAGATCCAATGTGCAAATGTCCACCTGAAGTCCTTACAGAACTATTTTTAATAAAGTTTTTAGGTTCTGTGTTTATCATCAACGTATATGCGTTGTATTCGTCGTCACAGCCACTTTCTTTTGCATTAGCATCTTGCAGCACACTTTGCTCAATGATAGCAGCAGCTGTCAAATCGACCTTATAAGGAGATGCTAGTTTTTCTAACAGATAAACGCCGTTTGTGATATTTGTGATAAATTCTCGTGCATTATTACATGGAGGAATATTAAATTCTGCTAAAATATTATCATAATATATTTTTATTTTTTGTTTTTTGTAAGGATTATCTTTGTCATGTGTAATATGCTTTGCAGCATTAATTACTTGATCAGAAGAATTGCGTAGGAAACACTCTACATCTGATCCTATTTGCACAACAAAATCCTCTGATGATAGATGATACTAATAAATTAGAATCATTGAATAATTAATTAAAGAAAATATAATTACTAGTCATCATTTTCATATGTTTCTAAAAGCCAAGACAATGCTCTAGCATATTGTTTTGGATATAGATAATAATGGAATATTTTAATAAATTCTTGTGCAATGTTTCCTGATCTAATAATTTGATTTGTTATTTGTTTCAACGCACTTGTTGCCCTTATTGCAGATTTTGTGACTTTCTCAGCTAATCTTTTTACAAACTCATCAGCATCAAAATCGTCTTCAGGCAAAAACAATTTATTCTCATGCTTCAACATACTGTTTCTGTTTTGATATGTTTTGTCACTTTTAAGATCTATATCTTTATACTTTTCAAGAAATTCTTCTAAATTAATTTTTTCCCAATTATTATCTCTTTCTGAAAATGAAATAATTTTATCTGGATTTAAATTTCCAGTAAATAAAGCTTGATATTCAGAACTATCAAAAAGCACTTTAGTCATATAGGGATTATCACTAAATTTAACAAATTCAGGTTGGTTTTGATCATTTCTTATTTCATTTTCAAATCTTTTTTTAGTTGCCAATCTTTCAACCTTGCTTCTAAATGTTGGCATATAAGAGCCTTGTGTACCATATGATCCCTGTGCCCAAACTGGTGGTTCTAGATCTTCGTATTTTGCAATAAATTCTACAACGCACCCATCAAGAGCAAAATCTCTGGCTGTTTTTTCTGATATTGTGACAAATAGTCCTTTAGGATTTGTGTTTGCTTCATAAGAATATTTCCTAGCGGGTCTTAACTGTCCTGAAATGCCATATCTAGCTGTAATTATTGCTTCTGTGACATTGTCAAACCCATGGAAAACTCTTACAGTGTCTCCTCTTTTCAAAGGTTCAAAATCACCTCGCATGTTGTCATATTTGTGTAAATGCTCGTTTAGCCAATCATAAAATGTATTCATAATGCTATTTATGACTGCGTTTAATAATATTATCGTTCCAAGCATTTGTTTCTGAATAATTAATTAATTAGAAAAGGCTGGTTTTAACTCTATATATTGTATAATTTGATTGGAAAAAATAATGATAACAGCAAATGATATTGTTTTTGTTTTTAGTGGCAGTACAGGCAACTATGATCCTTTCGAAAGTTTAGGTGGTGATCCATCTAACGTAGAAATTGCTGACATTTCTCAAAACCTGTTTAATTCTCTCACAGACTCACAACTTAAAACAGGACTGGTAGACTATCGTTGTTTTTATATATTTAATCAAAATGACACCGAAACTCTTTATGATGTATCAATTTACGTTCAAAACACCACTGCCACATCATGTTTGATTGGTGTTAACAAACAAAACGACACACAGAAGATAACGCTTAGTGGTCCTGCAACAGGTGGCAACTTAGTTCTTAGTTATGAAGATCAGACTTTTACAGTTGCCTTCTCTGTGAACATGACCACATTAGCAAATAATTTTGTTTCAGCATTGAATAATATTGGTTTGCTTGGTGTTACGGCAGTAGCAGAAGCAAACACAGGTTACTACACAGTTACAATAGTATTTGAAGACGATTCAGGTTACAAGTACCATCCTTTACTTGAATTAGTAGACAACAATCTAACACCAGCTACTGATTTCTTTATTAGTAAAACTCAAAATGGGTCACCTATAAATATTATTACTCCTAAAACAGCAACTGTTTTAATCAAACCAGAAAATATACAATTTGCTAGTTTTGCAGAAACACAACCATTAACTTTGGGAAGCTTAAGACCTTTTGAAGGATTTCCCGTTTGGTTGCAAAGAACTATAGAACCGGGAACATCTAAATCCGATAATCAAACATTTACTTTCAAGATTGCAGGAAAGGTTATAACTTGAAAAATAAGAAATGTCCAAGTTGTAATATAGATTATTCATTTATAAGTGAAAAACATCGACTTGGATGTTCTTTTTGTTATTTCGCATTCAGAAAAGAAATGCTTTATGTTTTTGAGTACAAACAAGATAATAATTATAAACATGTTGGAAAAATTCCTAAGAAATACGATAATCCTGTTATGTTGTTTGTAAATGATTTGATTGATGAAAAAATAAAAAATGAAAATGTTAAAAAAGATTTAAAAGACAAGATGCAGATAAACGCAAGTATTGGAGAACAATTATGAAAAATTGGCATGGCATAATGAAAATTGAAGAGATAATTCACAGTGATGCGAATGGCAAAGAACTTTATAAAGAAGAAAATGTTTATAACATTTTACATGGTCAAGGAGAAGAAACAATACTTTCTGCTATTTTTGCAGGCGGTCCTAACAATAACGCATATATCCCTATTAACTATTATCTTGGCTTAGACAATAGAGCAACTATAAGTGAAGGGCAAACTCTTGCAAGTCTTGTAGGAGAACCAAGCGGTAATGGTTATAGTAGACAACCAGTAAGCTCAACTACTGGATTTACTATAATAAACAATGGTGGCGTGTATCAAGCTAGAAGTAATGTTGTAATTTTTGCAGCTGTAACTGGATCATGGGGTCCAGTTGTCAATATATTTTTAACAAATTCTAGTTCTGGAACAACTGGCAAGCTGTATAGCACAGCAGTTTTATCAGCACCAATTATACTCAGTGCTGGAGAAAATGTAAGCGCAAGATTTTCAATGGCTTTGAGAAACTGCTAATTCATCAACAAAAATATAATTTTTTTCTAAAACAGATTTATCTGTTATGCAAATAAAATGCATTTCTTTTTTGCCTTTTATAATAAATTTTAATTTTTCTTTTCCACCATTTTCTTTATCTAAAATGTCATCAATATCGACATTTACTTTTTTTGGATTAAAATTTATATTGATGTGTTCAAGTTTATCAACAACTTCTGTTTTTTTTGAATTTGAATCAAGTTCATACAATGTGACATGTTCTTCTATGAATGAGAATTCTATGTTAAATTTATCTTGATTTATTTCTGTGAGAAATCCTTCTGCCATAATTTTGTTGCCTATGTTAAGTTCGTTTCTTCCATTAGCGTCAACAAATATTTGGTGATTATAAATCTTCATCACGCATTTCTTCCATAAGGACATATGTTTTGGAAATCACATCTTCTACAATGATTGCCAATATTTGGTCGTGCTTGGCTTTCATCTGTAGATTCTATTATGTTATAGTTTTCTCTTAAAAATTCAATAGCACTTTCCATTTGTTTTTCTGTATAATTTGTACAAACCAATTTTTTATTTTCCAAATAATAAAGGCAACAAAAAACACTTTCTGGCTTTAAATTAAATTTCTTACAAATATAATAAGCATAAGTTCTAAGTTGCAAATCTTCTTTTATAGTCGTGTTATTTTTCTGATAGAATCCAGCTTTAGTTGTTTTATAATCAAGTATCATAGTTTTATCTTCTTTGAAGATAATTCTATCAACATATCCAAGCAAATATTTTTCATTTGGTGGCAACATATCAAGCTTTATTTCATATTCAAGCAAACCTTCATATCCAATGTTTGTTGTTATTTTTTCAATATTATCAAGATGTATCGGAAGCTTATCTTTATATTCTTTGCTTAATTTTAAATTCTTGAATTCTTCTGTGTGCAAACCCGTTAACAAATCAGATGCTATTTTTCTAATTGGCAGTGTGCCTTTTTCTTTAACATAAATTTCTGCTGCTTTATGTACAAGCTTGCCATAAGCAAAGTAAGGTGGCTCTGGCTTTGTTGGTAATACTTCTAAATGATATTTATAACGATACTTTACTTGACATTCTTCCCAAACACCTGACCGAGAAATTGATATATGTTTGATTTTCAACTTGCACCTTGACTTTTTATCTTACTCCATTAATATAGCAAAACCAGCTGCTTTTGGAATAATATTATGATTAATGACCAACTTTTTTTTAAATGGGCTGAGAAAAAATTTGGTCAACCACTTGTCAAAGGGGATCAGATAAGATTCAATTCTCCTTTTTGCGAGGACTCAAAACATCATCTTTATTGCAATATTAAAAAGTTTTGGAAAGGAGTTTTTAATTGTTTCAAAAGCAACAACAAAGGAACTGTTGTTGCTCTTGTAATGAAAGTAGAAGATTGTCAATTCAATAAAGCAATGCAAATATTAGGAATCACTGGAAAAGAAAGCTCTGATGAATTTTTCCAAGATGAAAATTCAATAGACTATGATTCGCTTAATAAGGAAGAATTTGAAACTATAAAAATGCCAGAAGGCGCTGTTAAAGTTAACTCTGCACCAAGATGGTGGAGAGATGTTGCAACTAGCTATCTGAACAATAGAAGTCTTAATAGTGATTTATTTTTTGTTGGCATAGATGGCAGGATGAAATCAAGAATTGTAATCCCATATTATGACAGAAAAGGTAATTTGATTTATTACAATGGTAGAGCATTGTTTCAAAGCAAACTAAGATATCTTGGTCCTCATAAAGATGAATGTAATGTGGGCAAAGCAGATGTCATATTCTTTCGTAAGTGGAACGAAAATAATCAGAAAATTTATGTATGTGAAGGTGAATTTGATTCTATGTCTTTAACAGAAGCAAATATTATGTCATGTGCCGTTGGTGGCAAATACATTTCAGTAAAACAAGCCACTGTCTTAGCTAATAAGGAAATATGCTTGGCTTTTGATAACGATGAAGCAGGAAAAAGTTCTGTAGAAAATTCTTTTAAATTATTAAAATCTTTTGGATGTCAAGTTACCAAGGTCTGTCCACCTCTAGATATCAAGGATTGGAATGAATTCCTTGTTAAATTTGACAAAAATATGTTGTATCAGTATATTAAATTAGCTGAAACTCAAATGGATGGTTAACATGGATAACAGAACAACAATTACAAGATTACAACATTTTATTGGAAAACCATGTAGTTTTTTTACATCTTTGCATCAAAGAAATCTTAAAGATGAACAACAAATTGTTTATTTTATAGGTTTCCCCACAGAAATTAATCAAGATGGAATTTTCTACAAATCCTATAAAGGGGAAAAAATGAATTTTATAAACATTAATCATCTTGTTTCTATTTGTGAGGAAGAACTAGTAGCTCAACCTCAACAAAAAGCACCAGACAATTTGAGTGATTTAGAAAAAATGATGTCTAAAAAATCTTCTTGAGAGACATCAACTTGCTGTCAAAATTGTGGAATTCACTTCCACTGTATTGCATGTTGATTTCCCTAAATTGAGTCTCTTCTAGTTCTGATGAAACATCAAAGTAAAAAAATCTATTTTTCTTTCCAAGTAAAATAAACTTGTGCATCAAAATATAAGCTGCACAACCTAGATCGTTTGTAAAACAATTGCTTTTAATTTCAAATGGATATTCATCAAGTTTCTTCAAACTCATTAAACATGAATCGAAATGATGAAATTCACTTGATAAATAACTTATTTTTAAATCTTCAAACTTTTTATTTTCATCTGAAACAACTTCAAACAAAAAACTTTTATCTTTTTTATCACGCAGTTTGTATTCATGCATAACAAGATAAGCAGCAATTCCAATATCTCTAATTTCTTTTAACATCAGTTAGAATTCTCCGCTGCTATTAAACAGCCTTTGGCAATTGTGTAAGTTGCATTATCTGCTCTTGTAATATCTCCAAGTTCAATGCTTAAGCCAGCACTCTTCATTGCATCTCTAAATATTACATCAAACCCAGCAATACATGATGTACCACCAGCAACAACAACATCAACTGCGCCAGCAGACCTAACATTTGTTTTTGCATTTGCAAGCCCGTTTTTGATGCCTTGGACGGTCTTTTCAATCATGATCCTGTATTGGGTGCCAATCGCCCTTTCAATCATGTTTGTTGGCTCTTTGCTCAAATCAACTTTCATCTTTTCTTTATTGATAACTGTAGTGCTTTCACCAGTTGCTTTGGCTGATTGCTTATCAATCCAATCACCTGAATTAACAATTGCGAATTGAAATACTGGATTACCATACATTGCGTAACAGACATTTACCATTCCGCCGCCGCAAGATATTCCAATCCCTGTATAAGCCTTCTTTTGCATTTCTGCATAGATAATAGCTAAAGCTTCATTGATTGGATTTGGATTTAGTTTATAGCCAGCTTCACTTCTATAACTCTTAAATATGCTGTGAAGAATCTTTTGATGGTAATCTGCATCTGTTTCTGTGTTTACGGCATTTGCAGGAACACAATAATAAATCTTTTCATCATCTTTATCAATTTCGCCAATCAATGAATGAATCATGATCTGCAAGATTTCAAACGCACTTTTTTCTTTTGGATTAACGCATCCTTCTGACATTGGACGCTTTAGTTCTAAAGAAGCTAATGTGTAAGCCATGTTTACAGCAGCTTCACCAAGAACATAACCCATATTGTCCCTTTCAATCAAAGGAACACCAGAGTTTTTCATCATGTTAAATAAGAAACGATTTTCTAAAGGAATTTCAACAAATGAATTGATTCCCTTGTTGAATTCAATTTCCTTCTTATTTCTTTTGGCGCAAATCAAAGAAAACGTACCGACATCAAATCCGAGACTCATGACTGCTCCTTATTTCCAAATTTTATTTTTGGGACACTGTTGAATTCGGGTATTTCCCAAAGCGTTTGTTTTTCTTCTTGCTTTACTTTTTTTTCTTCTTGTTTCGACTCAACAGTAGTATTTACAACACCTTGCGTCAAATTAATATTAATATCTAATTTTAGATTAACTAGAACTTCACCATTAACGGTTTTAACACTAATTTCTGTTGGTTTTATTAATTGTGCCACAAATTAACATAGTTTTAAACGCAAAATTTGTTTAAAAAATAGTTTAATTTATCACTTACAACTTCCATTGGCAACTCTATTGAGCATTTTAACTGTCTATCAATTAAAGGATAAGGACATCTTCCCATGTTATTGCAAGGTCCACATGTCCAATTTTTATCATTTGATGAATCTTTTTGAATAACTGTTAAGTTCTTGTAATGTTTTCCTACAACATATCCATTTGTATAATTGAAAAATCCTAATAAAGGTTTGTTATATCCACCAGCGCAATGCAAATGACCTGTGTCTGTTGATATTACCATGTCTGAAAAATATATCATACTCATTGCTTCGACAAAGTTTCTACATGCTATTAATGGAAATTTTAATTGATCTAATGTTGGAATATTGTGCATATAAAAACAGAAAGCATTAGTTTCTAATAATCTTTTTTCTACAAATTCACGATGTTTTTGCATTATATGTCTATTAGGGACTGCGCTATATGGTGTTAATGCTATTATTTTTTGACCTTCTTTATATCCACCTTGTTTAAATAAAGAAAAAATATAATCTCTATTTTTTTCTAAACTAGGTAAATGCATGTTATGATTGTCTAATGTAAGTCCAAATGATTCAGCCCAAATATCACTGCGATTTTTAACACATTCTTTATTATAATAAGCCTCATGTCTTGAACAATGATGGGTTATATTAAAAACTTGTCTGTAATCATTGTAATCAATATCTTTTTGATCTATTACTTCATCAATATACTTATGATCTTTTATTACATGAAAATAAGCTTGAGGCAGAGCATATGTTATTTTAAAATCAGGATATTGCTTTTTTAGATCTTCAAATATCATTCTTGACATTAAAATGTCGCCGTACCCACCACACAAACGTAAAATACAAATATTATTTTTTATTTTATTATAGTGCTTGATTCCTTGTGCCTTTTTAGGAGGCATTTTAACAATTAGTTTCATTAAAATAATATAGGGGGCTGTGATCAAAATCACAACCCCCTAATCTCACTTTTTAAACATTAAGTCATGAAGTGCAAACGCTGGTAACAGAGTAGATAACTTCTACTACTGAAGGACCAGTAAAGCCTGAAGAAACAGGCTGCATTGCGATCTGTGTAACACTGATGTCACCAGCATTGAACACCTGAGTGGTGCCACCAGTGAGGGTAAACACTGCGCCAGAACTACCATTAAGCTTAACAAGGACATCGCCGCTACCATCAGTACCAGTGTTGGTCATCTGAACGAAAGCAGCAAAGTTGCCAGTGTCGCCAGCAATGTCGATAACATTATCGGTGTAATCCTCACCAGAAGAAACAGTCAAGCTGTCAACAACTGGGTAGGTGTTTTCGGTAGCAATGTCGCTATAAACACTACCATCATCACTAAGAACTACAATGAAAGCATCATTAGCAGACACAGCTGGAACTGCAAAACGCTTCCAATAGTTGCAATCGGTGAAGGTTGTACCGTCAACAACTTCACGAATTTTACCGTTTGGTCCAGCAACATACATGGTGCGCTGAACGCTAGTGGAGAACTCAACACCAGTAGCTGGATTAATGTCGAGAGTGCCCTGATTTCCCTGATTTAATTTTACCTGAAATACACTCATTTTTAAACTCCTTCATATGAAGATTTACTTACTATATATATAATCATAGCTATATTTTTTTCTGCTTTGGAAACATTTTTAAAAATGATTCGCTATAGTTTCCATTATTAGTTATTACAGATACTAATAAATTTTTATTATTATCCTAAAAAAAATGACAATAATACTATCTTATTGAAATTTTATATCGTTTTTATCAAAATAATCTTTTATTCCGTTACCTTTAGGATTGATATAAATTTGTTCACAAACGGCAAAATTATTTTTATTCTTTTCCATTTCTTCTAGACTAATAAAATTAATTGGTAGTTTTAAATCTTTTATTACATTGCTAGTAAAAGCAAAATAAAAATTAATTTCAGGATATTTTTCTTTTATATTTTCTTGTAATATATTTAATTGCATTGCATATTCTAAGTTATAGACAGATAGATATATGCAATAATTGTTTGTAATTTTTGAAAGGATTTTAATTGTGGAAGAATCAGTCACAAACCCATCTCCAGATGAAAAGTCAAAAATTGAAGATTCTCTAGATGCTATGCAAAAGTTTTCTGCAAGTCTAGGACCAAATGACATTTACAGTCAAATTTTGATTGAAGAACTTTTTAAGGTTTTATGCAAAAAATGATCTTGATTTGTTAATGATCCATGTTATAAATGAGTTAACCAGTAATGAACTGGATTGAAATCGCCCACATGGAGGATGTTGCTGTGAGACTTAGATACGTTTGGACATTGGTAGCTTTCGGTATTGTTTTCTCTTTGGGTGCTGTTAATTTTTATCAGTACAACAATGTCAGGAAATTAGAATTTTTCATGGAATGTGAAAGAGAACGAGCACGGATCAATGATGATCAGCTCAGAGAAAACACAATGAGAATGATTTCTGATTTAAGAGATCAGAACATTGAAAGTGCTAGATCGCAAGGCAGGCTTGATGGCATTATTAGTGCTATCAATAACCTTAAGCTTTCTGAAGACAACGAATACAACAAGATTTGGCATGCCGGATATTATAACGGCACTGAAACACACAAACAACTTGTTGATGCTGCTTATGAAAACGGATATCATAAAGCAACAGAAGATGGTGCATGCACGGCTAAGGTAGATGCTAAGAAAGCTGCTGAAGCTAAAAATAAACCAGAAGTTGCTCCGCAGAAGAAGCCAGCAAATTCAGACATGACTACACAGAAGTAAAAGTGTTGTTCATTTTGTAGCCACCTGCACTAATAGTGCAGGTGGTTTAGTTTTCTATAATATCATTTATGTTAAGATAAAATCTGCCTCTTGCAGACTTAATCAGTGCTTGATTTTCGATAATCTCTTCTACTGTTCCACCATTCTTGATAAAATCTTTTCCAATCTTTAATGAATTACCAATTATGATATCTGCTACTTCGCAAAAGTGTTTTAGTGATAAATTTGTTGTAACGCTATTACCGATCAATTTTTTATTTTCATTGATCTCGTTTTGAGCTTTTAGCCATTTCTTAAAATCGTAAACAAATTTGTTATTATTCATAAAATTTTTCTAAATTGTTTGGTTCAATATAGTTAGCAAACAACAAAGAATTTTTTATTCCAATGTAAGAAATATTTGTGTTTGAATTTCCAAGTTTTTGCCAGAATAAATTTGCATCAATAATATTTTTTGCAATTTTCTGTTGGGGATAGAAATGAAAATTTGTATCTTCTATTTTCTCTGTCCCCGGTCTTTGTTTTTCATAAGCATTTATTGGATAAGCAATGCATAATTTTTCACATTTCATTTTAGATGCTAATATTATTGCAGCAGATATTGAACTTCTGTATTCATCAATATAATCAGCACTTTTGTGACTAATTGGACTTTCATAATTCTCATCTGGAGTTGTATTGTATCTAAATATTTTATTTGGATATCTTTTAATAAATTTGTTGCATGATCTTGAACTTGCTATAAGGAATGGAAATATTCTTTCAGGCAGACAGGTTAAAGAATCTTCAAATGGATTAGTAAAAACCATATAGTCTGGTAATCTTTTAGATTTCCAAAATCTGCTAGCGCCATAAACTGTGATAATTTTTACATCTTTTGGTAATTGATCTAACCATGCGGTTGAATCTGAAAATCCAAATCCATCTGATATTATTAATATTTTTTTGTGGATTATTGTTTCACTAAAAAAATCAAGCATTTGCATTTCTTGATTTTTCATTTCATTGTCTAGAAGAGTCTTCACTTCTTCTTTGCCATAAAATCCATTAATGTCTTTTGGCACAACATTTGGTTTCAAAAAATTCCTTACCCAAATGTTTTCATCAGTTAAATAATAATCATTCTTGTTCTTATGCAATTTGATTGTAACATTTTTCTCTTTATTGTTCGGCAGATTTACTTTAAAACTCTTGTAACTCTGCATGTTATTTTCTATCATTGAATTCTGTTGATTCCCTTTCTGAGTCCTGTATTTTATTAAATACAGTTTCTGCTTTAATCATATTAATTATTGGAGTTACATTGTTCTCAATATTAACTACACTTTGGTTAACAACAGGTTCAATATCAATTTTTTCTATCTTAATTTCTTCTGTAACTGAATCATTCTCAACAAAATTTATGTTTTTGACTTCTTCTTTTTCACTATTAGAATCTTCATATATTTCTACTATTTGAGGAATATTATTAATATTAATTGACTTAGAATCAGATTCTACAACATTGTCTTTAGCAACTGGGGTAAAGAGCGTAGCTTCTTCTATATTAGTATTAATTTTTTCAATTTCTTTACTTGAATTCAATTCTGACAATTTCAAAAATTTCATTTCTGTTTTTTTGCTTTGATTGTAAACTTCGATTCCAAAATTAACATTCTTCATTTTATCTTTAGCTTTTATCAAATGTAAATTTGATTTTTCACAAAAACGATTGCAATCTCTAAGATTATCGAATAATCCTAAGTTTTCAAAATAAAGACCAGCATCATCAATGTTTATATTCAAACATTCACACTTGTTGTTAGTCAAAATAGGATCTTTTAATGCAAAGTAAATATTGCTTTCCGATTGATAAGAATCGTTGGACCAAAAAGATGCACTTCGTCCACATGGAACTGGAGTTGTGTTTACTGGTGATGTAGAGGCGTTGCATGGGATTGTAGGAATTTCTGTACAAGCACAACCTCTTAAGCAAACTATTTCATTTGGCACCCAACTATATGTTCCCCCTCCCATATTAGTACAAGTAAAATTACATTGTGAAACACCACAATCGACTGGCGCAGTTGGTGTTGCAGTTGGTGTTGCAGCTGGTGTTAAATGTGGTGTTGGTGTTGGTGTTGGTGTTGGTGTTGGTGTTGGTGTTGGTGTTGGTGTTGGCGCAGGAGTTGGCACACATGGCAAATATTGTGTTACATATGTTTCAGGAGTACATGGTTCGGTAGGTTCAGATGGACATGTGCAATTTGGACCACAAGTATTATTAGAAAAAACCCAATTGTCTGGACTAACGCATATTGCTGTACAATATCCGCAACCACACTGATTGTCAGTTACACATGGTCTGTAAACATATTGACCAGTTATACCTCTATTAGAAGGAGGCGGAGAAGTTCTGCAAACCTCATTGCAGTCATTGCAACAAGAACATATTTCACTGTCAAAAGTTACCCAGTTTATACAACCATCTCCTGTATGATACCATCTATTTTCTGGCACGGACCATAAACATTGACAAGAACAATCGTTTCTTCCGCTCGGCACATCAGTACATATGTTGTTTGGATTATATCCCCAACATCTAGTGTATCTTTGTTGATCGCCCGGTCCAGTAGGTGGTTGTAAATCAGTTAAACAGTAGCATTCACAATCACCAATACAGTTAGAAATTTTTCTCCAGTTTGGATTTGGTGTAAATGGCTCACAAACAGTTCCGTTTCCGGGGTCCCATTGCCATTGACATTGATTAGGACATCCGGGTTCATTGAAACAACCAGTTGAAGCAAGTTGACCATTAGTTGTTCCGGGATTCTTTGGATAAGCACAAGAACAACCAACATTTGCACAAGATACGCCTAATCGGTCCCATTTTTCAGTTGTTGAATTCCATCTCCAACGACAATCCTGTCCACAATAAGATTTGCATCCAATATGGATGATATCTCCTACAACTTGAACTGGTGAAACTGGAATTTCAGATGCATCTCGACATACACAATCTCCATCACATGGCAAATAAATAAATGCACCATCAGCAGGTTGTCCATATTTTCTGCAACCAGCATTATTCCCGGTTGCCTGTGCCCATTCTCCCTGACCCTCTGCTGTTATAAAAATGTATCTACACATACACTTGCTACAATTTGATGGATAATATGGATTAAAAGATGGAGTAAGATATATTGGTGTAACACTTGGAGAATGTGGTCCTGCTGCTGGTCCGGGTGGTGGAAATCCGGGAGATGCTGGAACTGGTGGGAAAGCTGGTCCCGGCGGAATTGGTCCAAATGATGGTGATGATGGCGATGCTGGTCCTGATGCTGGTCCTGCCGCTGGTCCGGGATTAAATATTGGTGATGATGGTGAAGCTACCGGAGCAGAAGCTGGTGATGATGGAGCAGTCGGACCAAAACAAATATTATCTGAAACACATATGTTTATTAAAGCTCTACCAATAATGCCAATTTGGTCGCATGTATTATATCCAGTATCACTGCTAAACTTTTGGACATACATCTGGTACTGTCCATCTGGATGAATATTTTGAAAAGAAGATAAACCTGTTTTGTAAGGAGCAGGTGGAGCAGGAGCAAGCAAACTAATGTTTTCATGCCCATTTGGAGATGGATGATAAGTTCCAGATAATAAAGGAGTATTGGTATTAACAGGTAATATGTAATTATTGCTACTATCATCAAATGTTATATCAACATAATCAGCAATAGTATATGCATTTTCTCCAATTGCTAATAATAATACAGCTGTTCCATCTGGTCCAACTACTAATATTCTTACATCACCTAATTTTTTACTTGGTTTGAAAATTTTTAAAGATTCAATTTCCACTGTCATTTTGTTTATTGATGGTGTCCCATTACATAAAGATCCTGCAATAGTAAAATTAGCTGGATAAGGATTTGCTATACAACTTGACCTAATATTTATTCCACCCGTTCTTATTGTAAAACAATCATTAAAATCAAAATTAACATTACCACCAATGGTTATTGGCGTAACACTTATCAAACTTGGGATATTTGGGAAAGGACTAACAGAAATAAATGAAGGAATGTTTGGAAATGGAGTTACTGTAATCACTGAAGGAATATTAAGATCTGGAGTTATATTAATCGTTGATGGTATAAATATAGGTCCAATATTAGCAAAAAAGTTTGGAAATACAATTGGAGGGAAGTTAATAATAACAGGATCACAGTTTGCCGTAACAATCGGAAAAGGACCGGGAGTCAAAGCAATTGGAATAGGTAAAGTAGGAACAGTTGTAGGAACTTGTGCATCAATTAGATTTCCAGCGCCACCAACATTGTTTCTTACTATGCCAGATACAACTGTAGAACAATTTTGATTAACTACCGTTAAAACTGGATCAACAACAAAGTTTGGTGGATAAATATGAGTCCCAATTAAACTATTTGTCTCAGAAGTGCCATCACCAAAATCTAAAATAAAACTATTAATATTTCCATTGATTATAATTTCATATGATATTTCAGTTCCAGTAACTGGACTCGAAGAAATAGTAGTGTAATAAAATGTTACATCAGGACAACCAGAGTCATCTCCTATTTGCGGTAAACCTGCTAAATTTCTAACTCTCCAGTCAACAGTAGCTTGATCTGGATTCTCCGTATAACCAATAAAATTTTCAGTGTTTACAATCGCTCTGGCAAGCTGATTGTGATGTTCTGCCATCACAAATCCACGAATATCTGTACCAGCAGCATTAAACTTGGAAGACTTTCCCCCAATATTACGCAAACAATTTAACAAACCATTCACTTTACTTGTATATTGGTCTTTGCTTACATTTTCGTAATAAAGAACTTCACCAGATATTGTGGCATATCCATTATCTGCCCAAACTTCTGGTTTATCAGCATCAACAGGTTTGATATACAATGTTGTATCAAATTGTTCTGCTGATTTTGTTAGTATACTTTCAGTTGTGTTGTATACGTTAAGGAGTGTATAATCAGAATCGTAGTTCTGAGGATATTGTGACGTTGGCGGAAATACTTGCTTCAATTTTATGCCCTACCTATTAATATTTAGTTTAATTTAAAATATATTACTATGCCATTGAGAAGAATTTACCCTTTTTGGCAATCTACTGAATGTTAAAGTTATATCACTAAACTGAATGAATGAATTGTCTGTGTAGTCAAAGCTAACATATGCTACATGATCATTATCAGAACACGCAACAAGAGTGTTTGCTGGATTATTATAATCTGGCTTGGTGGTATCTTGCATTCCTTTGAACGCAAGTGAATTGATACCCGGACCACCAGTTTGCCAAACAGCATTGTTTGGATTATAAGCTGAAACACTTCCTGTATTATTAAAGAAGTACAAACCAGATGAAAGATTAACAAGACCGCCTTCTAATTTTTCTGGTCCAGCAATATCAGCCAATTTTTCAAAGTAATAAATAAGGTTAACACCATCTTCTTTTGTTTTATAGAAACTATTTATTTTAAAGAAATCTCCAATACCACTGTTCCTAAGAATATAACCATTTCTGCCATTAAATGCAGTTCTGTATACTGAGAAATAACCATAAAGACTTGTTCCACCATCAAACTGTGATGGATTTTGTTTCAATTCTCCAGAAGAACCTAAGTACTGACTACCTGATATTGTTGATACTGAATACGAATTTGATGTCAAATTATGCTGAAGAATCTGTTGATTTGTTAAAGACAAACCAGCAGGTTGAGTTAATGGATTGCCAAATAGATAATAAATATTATTTTCGAATCCATAAGCTATCCAGTTCCAAGGTCTATATGTTGCATTAAACGCATTATAAGTTTCATTAAATGCATTATAATTTATAGAAATTATTTCTTCTAAACTAACAGGATCAACGGCATCTCTACCTGTCGCATAATTCAATAGAAGACTGCCACCATAACCACTTGAATAAACACTATTAAGTGTAGAAAAACTATTTCTAGAAAATTCTCTAATTGCTTGAGTATCATTTTCTGTGCCTTGCAAGAAATTATCATTAATGAATAATTCTTGACCAGTAGATTGTGTTGTTTTAAATGTGTGACTTAAAAGACCAAATTCATTTGCGTAAATATAATTTGAATTGGTTCCATAAGTAAACAAATAATAGTTCTTTAATTCTATTACATTAATATAATTTGCTTTTTGTGTTATTCTATAAGAACCATTTTCTGTCAAACATTGAAGAACTAGATCATAGACTCCACCAATAGGATAACTTATATTTGTGTAAGAATTGTTTGGGTGAGAAAGAACATCGCTTAGTATCCAATTGTATTCTGTCACTGGATCAATTGCGTTTTCTCCATTGTCTGTAACTACAACGTAAAGATTAATATTATTTGGTGTCTTTACTTGTCCATTTATTTCTATTTGATAAGTGTTTAATTCTGGAACAATTGTTGCAAAATCTGGAGCTTCATATCTTGCATTGATATAATCTGGGAATTCTGAAACATTTGTGCCAAATTCATTAGTAACAGTCAATGTTACAGTATAAATTCCCGGATTTTGATATGTGTGTGTTACATCAGCTGAAGAGTTTTTGGTTGAATAATGAATAACTTTTGTTGAACCATCTCCAAAATCCCATGTATAGGTTATATTATTTCCCCATAATTCTTTTCCAGAATTAAAACTTAAATCTGTGAAATAAACTTCTAAAGGAACAATTCCTACTGTTGTGTTTGCATTAAACCAAGGTTTTGGATTATAAGCAATACTTCTAATATAATTAATTCTCTGTTCAATCGTACCAACCAGAGGTTTAGTAGCAATTTGATTAGCAACACCAACATAATTCTGAATTGTTTTTAATGCGTTTTTAACAGCATTATGGTGTTGAGCAACAACATTCAATGTGACATTGGTTACATTTTTAGGTTTGTAGGAATCAACAAATTCATCTAAAAGTTTAATTCCTTCAAATGTAGTATTTGTTTTTGATGTGTAGTAGAAAGAAATTGCTCTAAATTCAGGTTCACTACAATTTTCTGTTAAAGTTATAATCCCTGCATCAGGGAACAAAGCCATCATAATTGGATTGTTCTCAACCACAACTGATGTGTCACCAAGATTGTAATCTTGCGCCAACATTAATCTCAAACTATCTTTTGTAGCATAAAGATTAGCATCGCTATCATATTGTGTTGGGAAATTAATAGCTGGTAATATTTTGCTTACTTCTGGAGCAATTGGAGCTACAGGAACAATAGGCGGTAATGGTGTTGCTGGTCCTGCTATTGGTGTCGTAGGTGCAATCGGACTTGGTATTGGAGTCGGTGTCGGTGCAGGTGTTGGAACAGGAATAGGTGCAGGAACTGGAATTGGCGTTACTGTAGGCGTTGCTGGTCCTACTGCTGGTGTTGCTGGTCCTACGCTTGGTGTAGCTGGTGTTGCTGGTCCTACTGCTGGTGTTGCTGGTCCTACGCTTGGTGTAGCTGGCGTTGCTGGTCCTACTGCTGGTGTTGCTGCTGGTGTTGCTGCTGGTGTTGCTGGTCCTACTGCTGGTGTTGCTGCTGGCGTTGCTGGTCCTACTGCTGGTGTTGCTGCTGGTGTTGCTGGTCCTACTGCTGGTGTTGCTGCTGGCGTTGCTGGTCCTACTGCTGGCGTTGCTGGTCCTACGCTTGGTGTAGCTGGTGTTGCTGGTCCTACTGCTGGTGTTGCTGGTCCTA